ATAGCATTAACTGCATACGCAATGTTTTTAATGCTGGAGGTGTTACGCAGATATGATGCAGAATATGCCATAAAATATGCCAAAGACACCTTTACCTATGGTGATTTTAGTGCAGTTCGTAGCTATGCCACAGACTTACATAATCTGTTAGCTGGTCTAGTACAAAAAATGCCTGAAGCTGATGTATTTGTAACTATTCCTGAATTTTTAATAAAGCGTCATTTCAGAGAAGTTATGTATGGGCAAAGAACCCTGCAGATGACACGCCAGTTTTATTATCAGCTAGAACAAGATTTGGGCATAAACAATTCTTCACTTAAGAGTGTCCGTCGCAATATTATAGATTATACTAATTTATCTCCAGCTGAATACCTGGACAGTGCAGAGAGAGTGCATCGTTTGTTATTGAATCTTGCACCCAATACTGATATACACTGGCATTATAAGAGTGTAGTTCGTGATAAACTACTGCTTAAATAATCTGCGTTCGGTATAAATACTCGTAGGCGCCTTAGGCGCTAATTAACAAGGAGAAATATTATGGCAATCGGATTTACAAGAACAAATGGTGGCCTACACGGTACCGTAAACGTAGATACAGGTGTTACAACAACTGGTGACGAAAGCGCAGCAGTTCTACACTCAGTAGCTGGTAAGAAACTACAATTCGTAGCAATCGTTGTAAAGAACGGTTCAGCTGAAGCAGTTGACATCAGCAACGAACTAGACGCTCTAGAAGCAGTTGAGAAGATCATGAACGTTGTTCAGCGTGATTGTACAGTTATTGCTTACCAAGTTGAAGCTGCATCTGGCCAGATCAGCCTTGCTGTTGAAGGTACAGACTCCGTAGCAGCAACCTACGGTACAAGCAGCAACCAGACTTGGGTAGCAGCTCTACAGACCGCAGTTCAAGCTCTAGGTGCAACTGTTGGTGCAAACAGCAAAGACGTTTCAGGTTCAACCTGCACAGACGTTGGCTTCAAACTAGCACTATCCTAATATCTAATTAGGTAAATAAAAGGGTGGATTTATTCCACCCTTTTTTCATCTATGCATCTTAAAAGTCTCTGGACTGATTCCAGAATTCAACCTGTTGAGTTAGACAAACTTACACCAAGCTCAGTGCATGGTGACGGCAGACATCAGACTAAAGTTATACCTACATTAAAAACTCAGGGCCTTTATTATCCGTTGTCATGCATTAAATTTACACAGTCAGAATGGATAAACAGAGTAGTACATGGTACTAACAAAATTTCTGCTAGTAGGTTACCTGAACCTACGTTCAATTCAGACGGATTAATCTGGGTTGTAAAGATGGGCTGTAACAGATATCAGGCTGCTCTGGAACTAGGATACACCAGCATAGATTGCATCTTCTTTAACAATACTGATGATTGTGTCAAAATGGATCGTTGGTATACGCAATGTGATCCCTTGCATCATATCAATTGTGAGCCTTATACTGGTAAATTTAACTATATACAAGCATGAGCAAGGCCCATGGGACAATAACAAGCACAACAGAACACACTGGAACACAAAATCTGTTCAGGTGTTATACTCTGATTGATATTACTAAGACTGGTATAGTTAGTAAATTCAGAGGTGAAATTCCCATGTTTGTGGACGATGCTAATCAGATAGTAAAGTCTGAAAAGGATTGGAATCGTAGCCGTAATCAGCAACGAAATCTAGAGACTATAATTCAGATCATAAGTCTTAGAGCTCAACCCATTTATTTGGAAGCAAGTAAAATAGAGGTTGTGTCATTATCTGACTATAATTTTGGTTCTGGGTATGTTGGTAAACAAAATGTCTGGAGTTTTAAATTTAGTGTAGAGCATTCCAATGTATTTGGTCCTGATGCAGAAGCATTACATATTGATCTTAACAACATCCCCTGTATATCAGGGCTCAAAGAGACAGTGAAATTACCAATTAATATGTTTGAAACATTCGGCAATAACATTAACACTTATTTTAAATTCCTGTGAACCACATAAATAAGTAGACCCAACGGCATTTTTAGGCATAAACTGGCACAAACTGGCACAATCTATACTGTATGAAACACCTGCTCTGAGTAGCAGTCTTACAAGGAATGAAGTAATATGGCAATCGTAGCCAAGAGAAAGATTAGTAACATTGAATCTGAAAGTCTAGAAGCGCACGTGGTACTTTGCGCTGAAAGGTATCAGTCTATGAACGAAAAACTAGACAAGCTGGACGATCGTGTAGGTAAGATCGAAACTATTATAGATGAAATTAAAACTTATATTGTAGGCTTAGAAAAAACCGCCATGGCTAAACTGCTTGGTTGGGCCGGCTGGGCCATAGCTGGATTACTAAGTTTATTAATGGCCATTGGCACATATGAATACAAAAACCTCAAAGAACTATCCGAAACACAGAAAACCGAAGCAGTCCAGAAACAGTAATATGTTAACAGACACCGAGTTAGTTTACAAGCTAGATCAGTTTGCCTATAACGAACTCCAAGAGCTGGACAAAATTAGCAAATTTCCTCTGATCATACCCATAGATCAGAATGCATTTAAAATCAAAAGCTGGACCATGAAAATTATAGATGCTGACACAGTTGAGTGCAGCAATGGTTCAGAAAAAATTATTTTTAATACCCGTCAATGCGCAGCAGCATACCTGTTCTTTACCCTGACAAACAGAATCCTAACTGCTACTAAATTACAGACACTGGACGAAAACATACTATATCTGCGCTCAGACAGCAGATTATTAAGCCATCAGATTAAAAAAGCTAAGAAAATTGGCGACTACGATAGAGTAGAATTGCTAGATAATAAGTTAAGTCTAGTACGCCAACGACTTAGTTTTACCATAAATACTATCAAAAAGTATGTCAATTTAGCTAAATATAATAAAGGGTTTAGGCAATGAAACTTACAGACATGAACAACAAAAGCAGCTCAAAAATATCTGAGCTATTGAAAGCCAAATTTGGCTACAACTTAGATCTAAACAAGATCTCAGAAGATAAAGCTAAGAAGCTATATCAGAGTGTGACTGAAAGTCTTAGTACTTACAAGTCCAAGAATGGCGTAACTAAGTCAGAATCTAATCCACACTACACTCAACTATTATTGGTTCGTGAAGGCCTGGGCGAGTTCATTTCTGAAAAGTGGAGTACAGGGAAAACTACAGTTAAACAATCTGCATCCAAGACAAAGCAGACTGTTAGCAACATCAAAGAGAGTGTAGAAGTTAAACCACAGCCAAGCGTAGCAGAGCAAGTATTAGAAGCCACAGACTTTTACACCATTAGCCGTGTACTAGAATTAAGCACCAAGCGTGAAACTATTCCTAGCAAGTACATGGAAAGTTTTAAACGTTTAGTTAAAAGCATCAATGAAAATACTCGTGTAAGAAGTATCCTTACACTAACAGAAGGTGAACTAGAATCAGCACAGGCTATCCTGGCTGCTAAAGATTTTGTAGATCGTTTACAAGACATGCTAGAAGAGTCTAGCAAGATGCTTAACGAAGACCTACCACCATTACTAGATGCTATCAGAGATCAGATTGGTATGGATCAGGCCGCAGCATACAATTCAGAAGTAAGTGGCATTATTACTGGACTAGTAGACAGTATTAGACAAGCTCGTGAAGCCGTAGACAACAGCACCCGTATGTTGGCTGGCGAACAAAGTACTACTATGGCAATGCCACCAGCAGCAGGCGAAGCACCAGCAGCTGAATTAGGCCCAGATGAATTGGCAGGCATAGCAGCAGGTGGTGAAGTACCACCAGCACCTGAAGCTGAAGCACCTGAAGTTGGTGGCGCTGGCAGAGAGCGTCGCTAATATGAGATTATTTGAATTTGCTCCACCAGATCCTAACGCATTAAGCAAGGAAACCTTACACAAAATTATCACTGTGTTAGTAACCATGAGCAATGAAGTTCAGAGTAGCAATGCTATTACTTCAGATTTTCCCATGAACAAACAAGAAGCTGATGGTACTGAAAGTAACAAAAGTTTCATGGGCAGAATTATTAAACTGGTTCCAGGATTTAATCAACAAATTTTTAATGCTTATTATGAAAAGTTTGGTTCTGAACTTTCACCATACATTGAAAACTTTGATGAGAATACTATTACTATCAAAGCAGCCAATGTGCCAGAGCAACCAGCCGGTGCAGCAATACCTGATGCTGGACAGCAAGGTGCAGACAGAGTAGCACAGATGGCTAACAGAGCCGCAGGAGTATAACGTGGGAACATTATTATTAATTTTGATTGGTGCATTCATTGGCTGGCATTTCCCACAGCCAACCTGGGCACAATTTATTGAAACCTGGGTCAGAACTAAGATCAGTAAGTAACCATTTAGTTTGACACTTTCGGAAGGTTGTAGTAACATAGCACTATGGCATATTCAGAAAAAGTACTTGACCATTATGAGAACCCACGCAATGTGGGTTCATTCCCTAAAGAAGATACGGATGTGGGTACAGGTATGGTTGGCGCCCCGGCCTGTGGGGATGTGATGAAATTACAAATTAAAGTTAAAAACGGAATAATCGAAGATGCAAAATTTAAGACATACGGTTGCGGTTCAGCGATTGCAAGCAGCAGTCTGGTCACCACATGGATTAAGGGCAAAACGCTCGACCAGGCAGCAACGATTAAAAACTCTGAGATTGCAGAAGAACTTGCACTCCCTCCTGTTAAAATCCATTGCTCCATTCTCGCAGAGGATGCTATTAAGTCGGCGATTGCGGATTACAGATTAAAACATGGCCAAACTTAGACACATAGCCATCAGCTGTCAGGATCCCTGGGCCACAGCAGAGTTCTATATGCAGGCCTTTGATATGAAAAAAGTAGGCGAAACACACAGCACCCTAGCTGACGGTGTTTACTTGAGTGACGGTGTTGTTAACATGGCCTTGCTTAAATACAAGACAGACGAAATGGCCGGCCCTAAAGGCAAAGACTATGAAGGTCTGCACCATGTAGGCTTTTGGGTAGATGATATCCATGCCGCAAAACAGAAAGTAGAAAAATCTGGAGCAACATGGTTCATGGGAGAAGTAGCTGATGATACCACATTCTACGAGGTCAAATATCATACTCCAGATGGTACAATGTTTGATATCACCCAGAACGGTTGGGGTGGTGCTGTTAAGTAGTCTGTCTGTATTACAAGCACAAACTAAAGAAGTACAGTATGGCATGGCTCAGGTTAAACCCATAGAATATTTTAGATATCGTTGTACAGCCTGGAAAGCTGGTAATATGTCTGTAGCCTGCACTGGATGCCAGACTTCTGTTTGTACACAATGGATTAAAGAAAAACTTACACCAGCAGAAGTACAACAAATAACAAGGAACCGCAAGAAATGATACCACAACTCACTCACATTGGGCTTTTTACTCAGAAATTAGAAGAGTTAGAGAATTTTTATACCAGCGTACTTGGACTAATCGTCACTGATCGTGGTTTATTAGCCCGTATGAATGATACACCCATAGTATTCCTTAGTGGCAACGAAGACTGCCATCATCAATTAGTGTTAGCCGTAGGAGAACAACCTACTGTAATGCAACAACTTAGTTTTAAAGTAACCGATCTAAGTGAATTACGAAGTATTGCTAAACGAGCTTCAGACTTTGGTGTAGAAGGATTCAGACCCTGGGATCACGGAAATGCCTGGAGTGTTTACTTCTTTGATCCACAAGGAAACTTAGTAGAAGTATACATGGACACTATATTCCATGTTGCCCAACCACATGGTCGTTCATTGGATCTCAGCCTTACAGATCAAGAGATATTGAATCACACCTTCAACGCTGTCAAGAACGACCCTACATTCTGCTACATGGAAGAATGGCAAGCATCAATGAAAAATAAAATATGGCACACCTAGTAGCAAACGTGCCTCCAATTCATGGCTGGATACGAAAGGAATTTTTATATGACTTTCAGAAAGGGCAAGGCGAGTACGAGCCTTGCATTTGGGTAACAATAAAGAGCTTGCGTAGTCAGGCCTTTCGTATTGAGGCATATCTACCACATTACGGTGCTTTGTATGATAAGATACCACTGCATGCCTTTGTCAGCAGAACTGATAACTTAGGACCATTCTTAGATTTAGATGTATTACAAATCTGGGATTGTTTCAGCTATGATTTTACTGTGATCCAAAAAGCGTTTTTAAGAAACCTCAGTTGTAAATTCTATGCCAAAGATAAAAAACTATACAATGGTAACTACTTGTTTACAGTGGATCATTCATCACCAGATTTAAACATCATAGATACCAGTTACGCCGAATGTGCCGAAGATCACAAGAGCTTTAACTTTATCCAACTAGATAATGGACAGTATGCAGCTCAGCCAAACAATCGTTGTTTGTTCTATGACGCTGCCAGTAATCCGGTTGATATGAAGTTTCCAGACTTCAAAGTGTGTACCAAAGAATATGTTGTGGAAAGAAACCCCAAATGGTTCCTTGGTGACACAACAACTGTGATGTACGAAAAGGAATAACTATGACAACTTTCTGTTACATAGAACAATGGCAATCAAGGATCAAAGAGAAACTATATGATAACCCTAACTGAACGAGCAGCACAAAAAGTACGACATAATCTAACCAAACGTGGTAGAGGTTTGGGCATACGACTAGGAGTGAAAACTACCGGTTGCTCTGGACTAGCTTATGTGTTAGAATATGTAGATAGTATTAGTGCCTTACCATCTATGAGTTTTGACAACCATGGTATCACTGTATATGTAGATACCAAGGACCTGGCGTACCTAGATGGCATGACACTAGACTGGAAACGAGAAGGATTAAATGAAGGCTTTGACTTCGTTAACCCCAATGAGACGGCTCGTTGTGGCTGTGGAGAAAGCTTCAAAATATAAATGCTAATAAACAAATTTAACTATACTAAAGTAGATCGTGTAAGTGAAGATGGCAAAAGATTATATAGCCTACCAGATGGCAGTAAAGTTCCTAGCGTAACAACCATTCTGGATAAAACAAAGCCTGAGGAAAAAAAACAGGCTCTGGCTAACTGGCGTAAACGAGTAGGCGAAGCTAAAGCTCAGGAAATAGTAACTGAAGCAGCTGGCCGTGGAACTCGTATGCATAAGTTCCTAGAAGACTACATTACACAGGGTAGTATTAATCCGCCAGGTTCTAATCCATACTCCGTACAAAGCCACAAAATGGCTCAGGTCATAATTGAACAGGGTTTAAAAAATGTAACTGAAATCTGGGGAGTTGAAGTCCCACTATATTACACTGGGATTTATGCTGGAACCACAGATGGTGCAGGCATCCACCTGAACGATGAAAGCATTCTGGACTATAAGCAAACTAATAAACCCAAGAAAGAAGAATGGATCGAGGACTATTATTTGCAGCTCACAGCCTATGCTTTGGCGCACAATAAAGTACACAATACTAACATTCGCAAGGGTGTAATTTTAATGTGTGTAAAGCCCAAAGATCAGTCTGATGTGCCAGTTTATCAGGAATTTATACTGACTCCTGACAAATTTAGCTACTGGGAAGATCAGTGGTGGTCCAGAGTGGAGCAATACTATTCTAATAAATAACTGATACAGTTATTAAAGGAAGAATATGGCTATCACCAGCATTTCAAGAATACAGCATCGCCGTGGTTTAAACACAGATTTACCTAGTCTAGCCAGTGCAGAACTTGGCTGGAGCATTAATCAGCGCAGACTTTACATTGGTAACGGCACTATTGCCGAAGGTGCACCTGAGTTAGGAAATACAGAAATCCTAACTGAATATAGTAACATTATGTCACTGCTAGATACCTATACCTACGAAGGTAGCAGAGCTGGTTACATTGCATCTACTGGTAATACTGTAAGAACATTCCAAGAAAAGTTTGATGAGTTTGTAAGCGTATTGGATTTTGGTGCGGTAGGTGATAGCATAACTGACGATACGGTGGCTATTAATTTAGCATTGTATGAAGTTTATTCCAGAGCATTAAACACAGAAGTTCGCAGAATTTTATATTTCCCACCAGGTATATACAAAGTAACAGGCGTAATTAAGATTCCTACCTATGCACACTTAGTTGGTGCTGGTATGGATAAAACTATTATTAAACAAGCAGATAATTCTGAAGCCTGTGTATTTAAGTTAGCTGATAATTTACAGCAGATTGATGCAAGTCAGGGCACTGGTGCTAGTTCTATAACTTCAGCCTACATTAATATTGATGGTATGACCTTTAAGTCAGACTATGATATGCACTTGGGTATTTTTAACTTTGCTAAACAAGTAATTTTTACTAGAGTTAAGTTTGATGGTCCCAAGAGCGCTGACGGTGATATAAACACTGTGGGTACTAACAAGGCTTGCGTAATTTTTAATAGTCCCACAGATGGTGGTAGTTACAATGTACAGTTTAATAACTGTGAATTTGCTAACCACAGCTATGGTGCAAAAATAAATGGTACTGTGCGCAATATTAAATTTAATAACTGCTATTTTTATCATATGTATCAGGGATTAATTATTGGAGAATCTGATACTGGAACAGCAACGCCCAGGGGAATTTCAATTACCGCAAGTTTGTTTGATAAAATATATGGAACAGCGATCCTGGGTTATGAAACACAAGCCCTGGTAAGTAGCTTCAACAGTTTCTCAGATGTAGGTAATGGATTGGTTGGAGAGTCAACAAGCTCACCAGTACAACCAGTAATTGAATTTGGTAGTTCAGGTAATACTAGTTTTGCAGATTATTTTAGTCGTACAGATACTGCAGATATTGCATATCCCAGAGTAAAATTTGCTGACTTAAATAACTATCAGGTTCAGCCAGACAAGTATATCAGATATGCCTACATGAATACAGCACCAGGTGGTAAAGCTACCTTGGCTGACAATACTGGTAGTGCAACAACTACTGGTGCTACATTCAGTGCAAGCACAACAACTGGTGTTGAAGTTGATTATACAATTACTCGCAGTACCGCAGTTAGAACTGGCAAATTAAGAATTGTTCATAACAGCACTGGTGTTACTGATATTGATGGTAGTAGTTTATTATATGCTACCATGGATGATGATTACACAGAAAATACTAGTACTGGGGTAACATTAACTGCAAGTTACAGTTCAGGAACTACTACATTAAAATATACTACCACAAGTACCGGATCAGCAGCAACTATAAAGTACCAGACACGCTACCTGAACTAATATGTGGTACATTAAAACTGACCAGCGCCTCAGGGACTGGTATGAGTTCAGGCAGAAAATAAGCAGCCTATCTCTGGACAAGGCTTGTCTGGCCACAGCTAAACTCTGGGGCACCGCACCCTTCGTAAATTACTATTTAGATCCAGCCAAGCCCGAAACCTGGCCCGATCCCTGGATGCTACTGGACGAAAATTATTATTGCGACATTAGCATAGCCCTGGGTATGTTCTATACCTTGGCCCTGTCAGAACACAACGCAGAACTGGATCTTAACATACTATTTGACCCTAAGAAAAAGGAACAAATCAATATAGTAGTTGTTAATTCAGAATATGTGCTTAATTATTACCCAGGTGAGATTGTAAATACGAGCACACACCAGTTGCAATTCCAGGTGCGTTACAGTTATAATACATCAGATTTACAAATAGCAAGTTATTAATTGAGTTGTCAGGGTCTTGTTAAATACTCGACCTAGAGTAGTCTATAAAAAAGTCAAAAAAAAATATGTCACAGATAACAGTCATTAAACGCAACGGAAACAAAGAACCCTTACATATTGAGAAATGGCAAGCCCAGATTGCCAAGATTTGCCGTGGTATAGCTGATGTAAGTCAGAGCATGGTTGAAATTAAAGCGCAGCCACATTTTTACGATGGAATCACAACCAGAGAGATTGACGAAATAACTCTCAGAGCCATCGTAGATCTAATCGATGTCGAAACTAACCCAGATGTAGGCCATGTAAATTATCAGTATGTGGCTGGTAAGCAGCGGCTCAGTATGTTGAGAAAGGATGTTTATGGTGACTATGAACCTCCTCGCCTGTATGACATTGTTAAGCGCAATGTAGAGGTAGGTTTGTACACCCCAGACCTTTTGAATTGGTATTCTGAAGAAGCCTGGAACAAACTAGAAACAGTCATAGATCATACCAAAGACGAGCAATATGGTTATGCAGCCATAGAGCAGTTGATTGAAAAGTATCTGGTCAGAAACAGAGCTACTGGACAGATATACGAAACACCACAGGTTAGATATATCATTGCAGCAGCTACTGTGTTTCATAAAGAAGAACCTGGTCCTACCAGATTAAAATATATAAGGGAATATTATGCGGCTAGCAGTGATGGCCTTTTTACTCTCGCAACTCCTGTGCTGGCTGGTCTTGGCACTCCAACTAAACAATTTTCCTCTTGCGTGCTTATTCGGAGTGACGATGATCTTGACTCTATTTTTGCTTCTGGTGAAATGATGGCCAAGTATGCCAGCAAACGAGCTGGTATAGGCCTAGAGATTGGTCGCTTACGCCCACTAGGTAGTCCCATACGCGGTGGTGAAATCATGCACACCGGCATGATACCATTTCTTAAGAAGTGGTTTGGAGACTTGCGCTCGTGTAGTCAGGGAGGAATCCGCAATGCTAGTGCTACTGTGTTTTATCCTATTTGGCATCATCAGTTTGATGATCTTATTGTACTCAAGAATAATCAAGGCACTGAAGAAACTCGAGTCCGACATATGGACTATGGTGTCGTGCTAAGTGCATTCTTCTGGCGTCGCTTTAAGAACAAGGAAAACATTACTTTCTTCGACCCTAATGAAGTACCTGACCTTTATGAAGCCTTTTATAAAGATACTGCAAAATTTGAAGAGCTTTATGTAAAGTATGAGCGTAGCCGCACTCTACGCAAGAAAGTTATGAGTGCCGAAGAAGTATTCAAGGGCGGCATATTAAAAGAGCGCACTGACACAGGCCGCATCTATCTGGTGTTCATAGACAATGTCATGAACCAAGGCCCGTTTGATCCCGAATACCATACCATCTATCAGAGTAACCTTTGCTGTGAAATCCTATTACCAACTAAACCTTTTAAGCGTCTGGATGACGATGCCGGCCGTATTGCATTATGTACACTGGGAAGTATTAACTGGGGAGCATTTCGCAATCCAGAAGATATGCGCCGTGCTTGCCGGATCCTTCAGCGCAGCCTTTGCAATATCCTTGATTACCAGGACTTCCTGAGTATACAGAGTCAACTTAGCAATGATGAAATACAACCTCTGGGCATTGGTATCACCAACCTGGCCTATTGGCATGCCAAGAGAAACTATAGGTATGGTGACAAAGATGCTCTACAGGAAGTTAAAACCTGGATGGAACATCAGGCCTATTATCTGACAGAAGCCAGTGTAGAGTTAGCTGCTGAGCGCGGTCCTTGTTTACATTCGGAAAAGACTCGTTATGGTCAGGGCAAATTTCCCTGGGAGCTCAGAGCTCATGGTGTCAATGAATTAACTAATTTTAAACCTGAACTAGACTGGGAAACCCTTAGAGCTAAAATGAAACAAACTGGCATTCGTAATGCCACGCTCATGGCCATTGCTCCTGTAGAAAGCAGTAGTGTAGTCATTAACAGTACCAATGGTATTGAAATGCCCATGAGCCTTATTACTGTTAAAGAAAGCAAGGCTGGTAGTTTTATACAGGTAGTACCTGAGTATCATAGACTCAAGAACAAATATGAACTAATGTGGGAACAGACTGATTGCATAGGTTATATTAAAACTGCTGCTGTATTAGCTGCCTATGTGGATCAGAGTATCAGCACTAATACTTTTTACAATCCAGCACACTGGGTAGATCGTAAAGTACCCATTACCCTAATAGCCAAGAACCTCATGCAGGCGCATTACTGGGGCCTTAAGACCTTCTATTATAGTTTAATTAATAAGCAAGGTGCCAAGGCTGATGTTGAACTAGAACCGGTACTAGAGCCCATAGACTTTGATGCTGAGGAAGAATCCTGTGAAAGTTGTAAGTTATGATGTCACAGAATGCAGAATGGAATAAACTAAATGTCTAAACAACAATACAACCTATCAACCAAAACCGATTATCTGAGTCGTAAGATGTTTCTGGATCCTGCTGGTCCAGTCACCATACAACGATTTGAAGAAGTTAAGTATCCCAAAATAGCTAAGTTTGAGGAAACTGCTCGTGGATTCTTTTGGCAACCCGAAGAAATAAGTCTTACCAAGGATGCTGCTGACTTTAAAGATGCATCAGATGCCATTAAACATATCTTTACCAGCAACCTGCTGCGTCAAACAGCTCTAGATAGTTTACAAGGCCGTGGTCCCACACAAGTTTTCTTGCCAGTGTGTTCATTGCCAGAGCTTGAAGCTCTGTTGCTAAACTGGGGCTTTTTTGAGACTAATATTCACAGCAAGTCCTATAGCCATATTATACGCAACATCTACAATGTACCCAAGGAAGTGTTTAACACCATACATGACACACAAGAGATCGTGAACATGGCATCTAGTGTGGGCCGGTATTATGACCACCTGCACATGGTCAACTGCGAAAAAGAATTAGAAGTGCCAGTCAAAGAACAAGCGCATATTAAAGCTATCTGGTTGGCGCTGAATGCCAGCTATGCATTGGAGGCATTCCGCTTCATGGTATCATTTGCCACCAGCCTGGCCATGGTAGAGAATAAAATCTTTATGGGCAATGGTAACATTATTAGTCTTATACTACAGGATGAACTATTGCACAAAGGCTGGACCGCCTACATCATTAATCAAGTAGTCAAGGAAGACCCCCGTTTCGCTCAGGCCAAAGAAGAATGTGAAGCTGAAGTCTATGCCATGTACATGGATGTTATTCGTGAAGAAAAAGACTGGGCTACCTATTTGTTTAAGAAAGGCCCTGTAATTGGACTAAATGCCAATATACTTCGAGATTTTGTGGACTACACAGCAAATCAATCGCTCAAGGACATAGGCATTAAATACCAGACAACGGCACCCAGAACTACGCCCATACCCTGGTTTAATAAGCACTCAAATACCTCTAATAAGCAAACAGCATTACAGGAGAATGAGAGTACTAATTATGTTATAGGGGTAATGAGTACAGAACTGGATTATGAAGCATTACCCAATCTATAAGGAGTTAAAATGACAATATTAGAAAATTATGTAGTAAAGTCACAGTCAACAATGTCTGACAAGACCAAAGAGCAAATAAGAACTAGTGAAGATTTTAAACAAATCAAAGGATTATGGAGTACTTTTGAACGAATTGAACAAAAGAATCGCTGCCTGCGTGTTAGGTTTCTGGATTGGTTGTCAGAAAAGGTAGCCTATTATGGCCGAACCTGGAGTGTAAAAATTAAGAAAGTTTCGGACAATATACATAGTCCATGTGTAATTAAATTAAAGGATTAAAATATGAAAGCTGTAATTTGGAGTAAAGATCATTGTCCCTATTGCGATCAGGCCAAGCTTCTGTTAGAGCTCAATAGGATAGAGTATGAAGAACGCAAGATTGGTGCTGGATATACCAAAGAGCAATTATTAGAGGCAGTACCCACTGCTCGTACCGTTCCACAGATTTTCCTGGATGGTAATTTAGTGGGCGGATATAGCGAACTCAGACACATACTAGACTAGGAAATTTTATGCTTATTGATGTAGGATTCAAAGAAAACGATTTAGTTACTATCAAGTTAGTTACTGGCGATGAAATCATGGCCAGGTTCAAGGAAGAAAAGCCCAACAGTTATAAAATTCATAGGCCTTTGACCCTGCAAGCCACACAGCAGGGCATGGCATTGGTTCCCTATGCCATGACTGTTAGTGACGATATTAGCCTAGAAATACTAAAATCTAGTTGCATCTTTATATGTAAGACTCGGCCTGAAATTGAGCCAGGCTATATACAGGCCACCACTGGTATCAGCACGATAAATACTAGTAACATAGTAAGGTAAAACATGCCAGGTGTGGTCAGAATGGGTGATATTAATAGTGCTGGTGGTGCTGTCATAGGCAGTACTGCTGGTACAGTTTTTGTAAATGGACAGCTTTGTGCCGTTATAGGCAGTCTCATAAGCAGTCACGAACCTTATGGTCCACCACATCCTCCTCACGAAGCAGCAACCATAACCACAGGCAATGCCACAGTCATAGTAGAAGGTCAGCCCATAGCCATACAAGGTAGTAATAATACCTGTGGCCATGTCATGACAGGTTGCTCTGGCGATGTGTTTGCTTAAGGGATAACATGGGCTGCGCCGCTACTACACCAATTACTAAAACTCGTATACAGGCTGCTACACCATCAGCACCGCCTGCTGTACCAGTAACAACCACCAGAGCTATAACTGGTAATCCAGCACAAAACACCAAGGACGATGCCCCTAAAGAAGCTCTTACTGGTAAACCATTTGATTGTCCAGATTTTCCTCTGGATGGATACGAAACAGAAGATGTTTATAAAGCTAAAATTAGTAAGTATTTTACTCTGGCTGACCTAAGCATAGGTGGTAAGTATGGCCCTTATAAAATTATTAGTGGTGCTTTGCAAGGACATAAGATTAAAGGACAGAGTATCTCTACCAGAGATAGTCAGCCTACATTCTACGGTGAACGAGCCATAGCTTGTCATTTAAAATTATTAGCTACTAATTTATTAGACCCACTCAATGACTATATTATTAGTCAGGGTTATACCATGAAGATTAGTTCAGGATTTAGACAGGGCACAAGCCCTAGTGATCATGGTCGTGGTTTGGCTGCTGATGTTATATTTTACAAGAATGGTACAGAGGCTACAGAATCACAACGAGTAGCCATATGTAACTGGATCATAGCTAACTTGGACAACAATCTTAGACAGATTATATTTGAAAAAATGAATCGTAAAGGCGGTGGTGGTTGGATACACCTAGCAGCCAAGACTAGTAACATTGGGGCATCAGCAGCCAAGGTGTTTACTATTTGTGTTAACGATAACTTTCAGGGCTTGGGCATCCCCACAGCAGGATATACACTTCTATCATGAGTTACAGTCCTCTAAGTACATTAGCCAGCATAGGGTTCATGAAAAATACAGGCCTAGACCTTAGTTATATGACAAATATAACATCTAGTTATAATGCCAATCCCATAGTAAATGACTTTAAAACCTGTGTTACTCTGGCAGAAGCCATAGACACAGCTCTGGGAGCAAGTGCCAATGGTCCTAGTGTATCTGCCATAGGTGGTGAAGTACTACCAGGATTATTGGGCAGTATACCTAGTACTGCTGCTGAAGCTTTAGGTAGTGGAACTTTAGCAGATACTGCCATGGAACAAGCTCAATCCATCTTTCCAGGTGGTGACATTAGTAGTTTTGTACAAAACTTTGGTAAGAGTTCTGGCGCTGCCAGCATGGGTAATGATTTATTGAATGCCGCTAAAAAGTTCATGGGCAAAGGATTCACAGAGATGGGCGGTGGTGTTACCAAAATAAGTGACATTGCTACAGGTGGTTTTGGTAATCTAAGTAAAGTAGCTGGTGTTGGTCTTGCAGAGCTTGGTGCTCAGTTAAAGAAAGCTGGTGACAGTGTTAATATTCAGGATGTAGTATCACAAAGCACTGAATTATTAAACAACAGTGTAGCAACGGCCAAAAACCTTATTGAACGCGGTGCTGGTGATATTGGTGGGCTAACACAACAGGTACAAGGCATCATGGGTAGCGCACTTGGAACAGGTGGTGCAGTTTCACAAGGGTTGAACGCATTAACTGCCAATGCTGGGACTTTAACTGCTGTGATAGGGGTAGCTGGTTCCTTGGCAAATAGAGTTGGTGGTGTCAATACCAATGATCTAACTTCAGGTGCTACCGGAATTATAGCCGAAGCTCAGGGTGCATTGGCTGGTGCTGGCGGCATTAATGGCATTTCTAGCAGAGTACAAGATGCGTTAGGTTCTGTACCAGCCATAGCAGAACAAGCTCAGGCACAATTAGTAGGAGCACTGGACCAGTTTAAAGATAACCAATTTGCTTCTGAAAAAATTAAAGGTGTATTGGACGGGATAACTGATTCAGGAGATCTAAGTAAACTTAAAGATACTCTGGGACTAGATGCAGATCTTGATCTTAATAGTGCAGCTGACTTGTTGGATCCAACCATAGCAGTACCAGCATTAGATAACTTCCTTAATACAGAAGTATTGTCCAACATCAAAGATTTAGTAAGTGGAGTTCCCGGTGGCGAAAACCTTCAGAGTTTTACAGATCTGGGAGATTTATTACAAGGCTTAGAGGATGTACCAGCATCAGATAAACTAGATGCATTGGCTAATTTTATTAATCCAGACGACTTTGATGATTTATTATCAGAATTTCCAGACATGGATGATGTTGAAGCAGGTCTCCAAACATCAGACATGATTGGTGTTGTAAGTGGTGGTGCAGTGGGTGATTTATTAAAAGAAGCTAACAGCGCCATAAAGAAATTAGAAGGTACTGCTGAATATAATAGTGTGGCTGTACTAGTTGCGGCATTACAGGCTGATTTATTGGCGGCTCCCTCAGACCCATCATATCCACAAGATTACACTTTAGTACCGTTTTTTAGTTCGGGCCTAAGTATTACAGATCATAAAGATCTCATTGAAACAGCCATGAGCAGTATTGTTACAAGTGGCAATAACTTGTTACAGGATCAGGTAGCCAAGTTATCAGGTGGCTTTAGTGTAGCAGCATCCAAACTTGCTAGTCAGGTAGGTGGACTAGATAAGATGGGAATAGATTTGACACAAGTACAGGCAGGTAATAAAATGGCACTTATAGGATTTGGTCGTAGCCTAGGAGACTTTGCAAAAAATCCTGACAATGAAGAAATTTTAACTAAACTATGTGGCGATAGTGAAATAGGAGAAGCCATTAAAGTACACATAGTAGAGAAGAAAAATATAGAAATCTTCAGTAAATTTGGTATTTCATTACCAAATATGCTCAGATAACTGTAGTTAAGTACACAGTTTATAAGTTTACAAGTACTATAACGCAGGTGTCAGAGTTTTAAATATCTAACCAACTAAAGGAGTCGAACTATGCAAGCAGAATTGCTAACACGACGTATGATGGTTGTGTTTTCCCTAGTAATGCTAATTAGTTTAGTATTCAATGTGAAGTTTTTTACAGACATAAACTTCCTGGAAAGTACAAGCTATGTGCCAATCGCACAAACAAGTTTAGCCAATGTAGGCTCAGCTGAAATGAAGTGCCTGGCAGAAAACATTTATCACGAATCTGGTAATCAGAGTTTTGTAGGAAAATTAGCAGTAGCCATGGTTACTCTAAACAGAGTACAGCATCCAGACTATCCCAAAACTATCTGTGGTGTAGTATATCAGGGCAGCACTAATCCCAATACCTTCGCCTGTCAATTTTCATGGACCTGCGATCCACTACACAATAAAACCACCAACATTGCTAATCGTTGGACCGAGAGTTTAAAAGTAGCTCAGGTTGCAGTAGCTAGTAAACAAAGCATGGCAGACATTACTGAAGGTGCGACCCATTTCCATGCTGCCTATGTTAAGCCTGTCTGGGCTAAAACACTACGCAGGGTAGCGCAGATAGACGACCATTTATTCTATAAAAGGTAAATACTTAGTAACTCAACTGAAAGGATGGTCCTATGGCAAAAAGCAAAATGCAGGAACAGTTCGGTAATGAAATTACTAGTAGTGATTACGGGTTTATTCTAGACCATGATGGCGATTTAAAAGCAGTATATATGCCCTCAGAAGGTAGTATAGAAGTTCCACCAAGCGTTAAGAAGATATTCAAAGCCATGGGTATCGCTAACCCAGATACCATTGAAATGACTACCGTACACTAAGTCATTGATTGTAACGGAGTTTTTTGGTATTGCTTTTTTCTATGAAGTATGTTATAATCCAGGTATGAAAATTTCTTATTGCTCAGATTTACACCTAGACTTCGGACCAGGCTTAGAACTGCCTGGTGGCGAAGTCTTGATTTTAGCTGGTGATGTTGTAGAACATAACAGGCTAAAACATAGTCCAGAGCTGCAAAACTTTTTCCAGACTGAGTGTGCAAAATACCAACAAGTATTTTACATTCTGGGTAATCATGAACATTATAATGGTACCTTTAGCAAAACTCTGGAGCGTATGCAAGAGTTTATGCCCGATAACATCAGGCTCATGGAAAACGATTGCATAAACTACAAGGGCATTAATTTTGTGGGTTGTACACTCTGGACTGACATGAACAAACAGGATCCACTTACATTATATCAGATGCCTAATCTGATTAACGATTATCGTTGCGTTAAAAACGAATATCAGGGTGGCTATGGTAAATTAACTCCTGGACATACAGCTCAGGTGCATTTTCACAGTGTAAAATATCTGAAAGAAACTCTGGAGTCTGTAACCGTACCAACTGTGGTGTTTACACATCATGCTCCTACTCTGGAAAGCATTAATGTTAGGTATCGTACAGCGAAAGATCACTGCATGAATGGTGGATATGCCAGTGACCTTAGTCAATTAATTCTAGATTATACTGACAAGGTACCTTACTGGATTCATGGCCATATGCATAATGAAGTAGATTACCTGGTGGGCAATACCAGAGTATTATCTAATCCCAGAGGCTATCTGCCCTATGAATCGCAGGCCCTGACTTTTAGTGTAAAAGATTTGGAGATTTAATGCCTATTATCTGGGATATATCAATGTCTAATCTCAGAGTAAGAGCTCTGGAATCGCCATATTACTTTATGAATGAATCATTAATGGATCCTGTACAGGACTGGTGTTGGACTAATATGCCCAATGCTAAAAGAATAAGTTTTGATACTTTTCAATTTGATACAGAAGCCAACATGACTTGGTTTTTA